TAAATGGTGCATTGAGCTGGATCGTATTGGCATCTACGATAGCCGCCACAAACCTGACAGCACCACCGGAAGACACTGCCTGTCCCAGACTCAAACCGTGTGGACTCGCAAAGCCCAACCTGCCACTGCCGTCCGAAGAGCTCAGTGTCCCGCCAACATACTGCAGAGGTGCTCCCCCTAGCGCGGATTGAAACAACGCGCCATATGCCGGCGAATTCGATTTGTTCCAGTTCGTTAGGTAAGTGTGCAGCTCGAAATTCGTGCGCCGGCGTCCGCCCGTCGGCAGTCCGACAAATGTTCTGCTGCCCGTCTTATCCTTGCGCTGCGTGACTTCAAGCTGTTGTTGAACCGTAAGTTTTAAGGCCGGAATTCGGTTATTCGCTGTCGGGGTGGGAACGGACCCGTAGCCCGACTCTAGTGCCGTATAGAAACGGTTTGCGTTTGAAGAAATATAGGAAGCCATATTCAATTTCTGCTAACCTGAACTTGGAACGTGATCGTCCCGGTTTGGATGAAGTTCTTACCGCCACTTTTAACGGGTGCCAGCGCAACTTCATATCCGCCTGTATAGTACATGCCGTTGCCCCAATCCCCCCGGCTCTGATCCAGTACCTGAGTAACTGAGTCGATGTATAGCTCCAGAGCGTTCTGTAAACCTTCCAGCCGGTCTTGCGAGTGGCGTAATTCGACGATCATCTGAGCGTTCCCGGAGAAGCTTCGGAACTTTTCCTTAAGCGTATTAGCTATCTTATTGCAATAGATATACACGGATGGATATCTTGTAACTATGCTGCGCGCAGTTACGTCTGTTCCGACGTTCTGAGTGTATACTTGCTTGAGATCAATCGGTTGGGCGAGATTGCTATCGGGCGCGCTCAGTGAGCCCAATCCCAAGTTCATTCCTGCTGGAGCAGTCAACATCTGCGCCACTAACGCCGTGGCCATGCTTCCTAGTGTTTGCATCAACCCCTCTGGAGTATTCTCGGTACTGGCCTCAGCATCATTGGCCGCTGCCCTGTACCAGGACTCCTGCTGCTGGTGATGAGGTTCGCAGGTTGGAGCCAAGGTTGGCCATTTGGAATGGGTGAAGAGTTTTGTAAAAACATCGTTTCAGGTCCGGCGCCCACATACACGTTCCAGGCAACGGCCGTGCTCGGAGCTACGCCGGGTTGTACTAAGAACGTACCATCGGCGGTCGTAACTACTGTTGCTGGCGCGCTAGCCCCCTCCTCTCCTCCGGAATTCAACCATGCCATCGTTATGTAATATGTGCCGTCAGCAAGGCTTCCCTTGGTAGCAGTTACCAGGGGCACTGCAGCCTGGGGCACAGGATTGGCCGTAATGCCGATTCCCGCCTGCACAACTTTCTCGGCTGCCCACTCTGCCATCTCATGAGATTGGTCGCGCTTGGCGGCATAACGGTCGTTCAGCTGGTTGCCAAAGGCCTCTGCGTAAACTAACTCCAGCGAAAGAAATGTGACCCAGAGCTTTAAGGCCCGAGTAACCACTACTCTATTTAGGGGATACTCCTGCGTGGACCAGACAAGCCTGTTTACGAATTGGGTCCTCTCGAGCCAAGAAAGTATCTCGAGTCCAATTTGCTCCTGTGCCGACGCGATCTTTTGCGTTAGATTGATATCTTCTTCACTGGCAATGTCCAATACCTGTGAATCTTGCGCAGCCAGATCATCGATGCCCGAGATAGGTCCGTCCGTGAAAAGAGCCATCAGCCTACCCGGTTTTTAGCAGAAGAGTTGGATGGTTTCTCCCGCTCGACCGGCTTCAGTTCGTCCGATGTAGCTAAACGGGCAAGCCCGTCCGTGATCATCCTCGCTGCCAAGGCCCGAGAGACCTCCGTCCGCTGTCCTGCCTTGCCACCGTCGGGTGTGGCAAGGCTCACGATTACCGGAAATGGCTCCTCAATGGCCGATTCGGTCTCTCTTAATCTCTTGTAGTATCCTCTTAAATTCATGCCTGATTCCTCTTGCCGAATGAAAACATGTGGATCGGGCAGGCGGGATTGCCTGCCCCTTTGCTAGGTGTTGACCTGCACACCCGAGGTGTTTCGGAGAATGCCACAGCCGTAAAGCACATCTACAGTGAACTGTTGAGCAAGTGTGTTCGGCTGGTAGCTCATCACCACACGCATTCCAAAGTTTCCTAGCTCTGCGTATTCTGCGATTGCACCCGTTCCAGGTAATGGTTGTGGAAGGCGCCTAATGACTAGCCCAATGGCATCTCGCGTGAACGCGAGGTTATGGGTGTTTACCGGGTTCGTACCCGTCTTCGGCACGAACTGTGATCGGAATACGTAAAAGTCTTTGTATTTAGCTATCGTGCCGTCAATTAGCGTTTGTAATCCGGCAGAGCCGGCTGTTTGGAACTCTTCAAACAAAGGTATTTGCCGCCAGGCCGAATAAGCTAACGCGTCGACTACAAAGAATCTCGGCTGGTTCTGAGGCACCTTGGCCAGGAATAATGCGGTCTCTGCCGCATCAATGGTAGCTTCTGTCACCGCTGTTCCTGGCGTGCCCACGGGGGTGTTCGACGTGAATCCAGCATAAAGATTTAACAAATCGGTTTCGATTCTCTCGGCAATAGCAACGACGGCCGGCTGCATATACACTTTGAGAAGATCAGGAACCGCTAACACCTTAGTCACATCCGGTATTTGGAATGTGGCTTCCACGTGCGAGTTCAAGACAATTTGGGCATTACCCAGGCTTGGGTTTTGCGGTTGCACTGAACCGGCTTCCAGAATGTTGTTCGCCACCATCGCCGGTGGAATCGGAACATTGATCGTATCACCGGCCTGTGCCAAGACCGGCTCATAATCGCGATTGACTAAGTTCCCCATCACGAGGTTCCCAACCAGCACCGGCAGTGCGTCCGCCGCTACCAGCTTCACAATCGCATTTGCAACGTTATTTGAGGTAATAATACCCATCCAAACTCCTCGTCTATTTTTGTTGCCGGCCCTTCCGCCGGTGTCGCCCGCCCAATCAGGTTACTGATCGGAAATTCTCCCGGTACTAATCCTCTGCGCCTTTGGCTCTCAGTGCGGAGAGGGTGGTCTTTGTCCGATTTATAGGCCCCGGAGGGTCTGTGATGCAACGCGCACGATCTCCTCTCGTACCCGTTGCATATCTTCTGGATTCATCCCCGGACGAATCTTCTCGATATCTACCGCGTCGCGATTTCCGTGGGGAGACTTGGACATCGCTGTCATTCCCGTCCCACCGCTAATGCGCGCTGGAAGAAACTCCGGGTTCTCCGTCACGAATGTCGAAAGGTATTCCTTAACTGGTACCTCGCCATCTACCGACTGAGCGACCAGTCGGCCGTCTTCCCGGCGTTGGATGGCGTCCTGCACCGCTTTGTAAGCTATATCCACTTTCGCCACGCCGAGCTTTTGCAGTTCTGACCGGATCGCCGCACTTCGCTCAGCTTCCTCCGCCATCTTCCGGCTGCGCTTGTTTTCGTCCACCAGCTCGTTCACTCGTCGTTCGAGCTGCTCTCGACGCTTTCGCTCGTCCTGTAACTCTGCCTTATAGGCCGGTGCGCCCCTTTCGCGATCCTGGTCTATAAATTCCTGGATGGCGTTGCGAACGATTGCCTGTACATCCACTTCTTCCATGCACTCTCCTATACTCCGTAATCGTGAAGGTCGATCTCTTCTGCAACTTGGTTCTTTACTTCTTGACGCGCGTCGCTGAGATACTTGAACGCTAGTTGCTTGAACACTTGCTTCTTTAGAGTCGCGGAGCCAATTCCCAAATCGAGCAACTTCTTTGCGTCATCCAATTCGTTACCGAAGTCCCCAATATCAAAGTGATCCAGCCCCGAAACATCAACCGAGATACCATCCTGTCTTGCCATTGCCACCACGCGAAGTACTTGTTTCATCACGTCTTTAACGGTGTCTCCGTAGGCTCTAAGTACTTCCTGCGTGATACTGAAATCCCTTTGCTTACTTGTCCCTGACTGCCTCAGATCCCCCGCGCTCGCGCTTCCAGAGTGGTTCATCAAATAACACACCCGGTAGATTTCATCCTTTAAGCGTACGAGGTTATCGGCTGCGATCTGATAAACCTTGCCTTCAGGTTCTGTCCATCCAAACCGGTCTTGGGGACCAAGTTGAATGTAGTAAGACTCGCCGACGATTTGGTTCCATTCGCGGTCTGAATAGATGACCGGCGTCGCGAACAAACTCATCGTTAATGCCCATGAAAGAGCATTGGACTTGTTGAAGTGCTCCAATTGCAGCAATGCGGCCTTGTTTGTGAGCCAGAGTCCCTCGCTCACCTGGAGTTGGAATATCGGAACTCGATGCAACGAGGCGAGGCCATGCTGCCCCTCATCTATTAATTCGACCGGCTTCCCTTCGCCTGCCTTCCGGTACAGTTGAAAAGTCTCGCGATCGTAGTAGATCCATCGTGTTTCTATCTCCCAACGAGCGTCTGTAACCTTGGATTGCTGTAAGCATGAGGTTCGAATGACTACCCAATCCATTCCTCCAGTCTGGTCGTAATTCCAATTGATTACCTCGTCCGGCCAGTAATCTACTAAGTAAGCCCGAGACCTTCCCGATGCATCTTCTTCCGCTCGAGTAGTCGCAGGGCCCCAAGCCCGGGGGAAATCCACAGCGATGTAGCTTGCGCCACAAACCAAGGCCTGTACAACCCTCTGACGAAAGAACTCGCTAAGACTCGTGCCTTTTAAATCGCAGTCTTCCGCCAGGAGATTGTAGAACTCTTTAGCTCCTGTGTCCCCGCCTTCAAATAGCAGCACTGGTTCCCGCCGCATCAGGGTAGCCGCGTACCAGTCGACGATCGAGCCTATGTAGTTTTCGTAAAACACGCGGCTCAGCCGTTCAAAATATACTTCCCCAGGTTCTTTATGCCGCCGCACGAGGTATTCTCCGGCACTATCTCGCAACCGCTCTCCGCCGGCATAGAGGTCCCGGTATTTTTTCCACATCCCCTTCCGTGCAACGTATTCCGGATGTTCCCGGTTGATGTTGTGAATGATCAAAACAACCTCTCACGGTGTTCACCCACCCGCGGCATCGCTTTGAATTCTTGCCAGAGTAGATAACCCAGCGCATCGGAAAGATGGGTCCGCTCACGATCTC